TTGAACATCACCGTTTGCAATAGGAACATTAGAGGCTGCACCAAACGTATTGATGATATTACCATCTTTGTCTGCAAGTCCTACTATCTCCAATAAAGTAGTTCCATGAGGCAGATAACTTTGACTGTCTTTATTCCATTGTGCCATTTTTTATGCCAAGTCCTTATCGTGGTTTAGATTACCTTTCTTTCTTTTTACAAGGAATGCATTCACTCTTGCATGACCCCACTGTTCAGGAGTTGTGCCTGGTCTGTGTCCTGTCTTCCATGCAGCTACACCTCTGTTGTAAACTTTTCTAAGTGTACCAACTGACACTCCTGACTTCTCTGCCTTTGCAGCAAGTGACTTGTCTGCATTTTCTTGATGCAGTTTTTCCATTCTCTCTAAGTCTTCTATCTCAAAGAGACTAGTATCTATGTCATCTAAATCAGGAAGTTTGTCTTCGTTTGCAAGTCTGAGTGCAGTTTTAACTTTTGGATGGTCTCCAAGACCTTTCTTCAATTGTTCAATCTTCTTATATGCACCAGTCATGTTACCACTCATTTTCTTTGCAATGTCTTCTGCTTTTTTGATAAGACTTGAGGGGAATGATGCTTCTGAAATTTCTTCTTTAATCTCTGTAACTTGGAACTCTTCGTTGTAAGGGAATCCTTTTAGAGGATTTTGAAACACTTGACTGAAGTGTTTCTTCTTCTGTTGTTTTAACAGTTTCTGAGTCTCTTCAATATACTCTTCGATTGTTTGCCCTGGCGTATCTTCTTGATATGCATTTCTCATTTCTTCTGTACCTATCTCGTGTACTCCGTTATCGTGTTTGTTTCCTGACATCACTTATTCCTCTCTTTGTATGCAGCAACTGCCATCTTGATAATTTTATCTTTCGATTTACCTTTAAACTGAGGTGCATCTGAATCTAAGAAATCATCAATGTAATCTTGTTGACTTGCATTCTTATCCAATACTTCATTTCTAAGTCTTGGTTCCTTTCTATTGTAATTTTGTGTGACCACTGAAAGATTCTTCTTATCATTATTCATAGGATTGTTATCCTTATGATGGACATCCTTTCCTTTGATGTCTTTATTGTCTTTCATCAATCTACGTGCTTCATTTCTCTTTGCACGTCTTTTAATTTGTTCAGGTTGAGAGTGGTAGTTTGCATACTCTTTTTTGTAATCTCTCTCTTCACCTATGTCCATTTTTAAGAAGAGTTTGTTCTTCTGTTGCATCTTGTCTGAGACCTTCGCACCAATCAATGCACCCATACGATTTAACATGACTATCCCTTTCTCAGGATTTCTATCGTACTCTTTTTGTACTCTCTTTTTAAATTCACTGGTAAGTGCATCTATGATATTGTATGCACTAGCAACAAGTTTACCCTCTTCAAGTTCTTCGCCCATTGCCAATGTACTTAATTGTTGTGCAATGACAACTAACTGTGACTGAGGTATAGTTGAAAGAACTTCTAATTGTTTCCTAGTTAATCCCTTAACTTTTGATAGGGTTTTTTTAATGTCTACTGCTTCTGATTGAGTATCAACTTCTTTTCTCTGTTTCTCTCTTTCTTTCTCTGCATCAACACTAGACTTTGCAGTGTCCGATTGTCTTTCTTGTCTACCCTTAAGTGCTTCTATTTCTCTCTCATGACGTGCCTTAAGTTTCTCCATCTCATCTGCATGTTTTGCTTTGATGTCACTCACTGCATCTTCACCAAACATCTTCTTGTATTGTTTGGTGTATTGTGATGGTTTCGTTTCTGCAGACTTATCGCCTGGCGCAGGTTTGTATGCAGATGCATCATCGTCATCTTTCTTACCGTGTTTTGCAAAATGAGCTGCACGTTTATCTTTAGTGGACTTGGACATCTCATCACCCTCGGCATCTTTTGCATAATACCTTTTAGGTTGAGTGCCTTTCTTGTCCTCTATATCTTTGTCTTGTGCAGTTCTAATCTTTTCTCTTAATAGGTCTAACATATTATTTACTTCTCTTTGCAAGTAATTGTGCTTCTTTCCATGCAAGTGCTTGTTTGTTTGCAGGGAACTTACTTGTCCATGTTAACATCTTACCGTATAGTGCATCCGATTTCTTAATCAATGCCTTGTGGTCATCATTGTTTAGAATCTCAATAAAGTCTTTCTTAAACAACTTTCTAAAATAGTCTACGTTCTTTTGTGATGCATTCCAATCTGCAGTTACCACTTCTTTAGGTAACTTTCTTGCACGTTCAGAGTTTCTTTGTTGTGCAAAATCTAGTGAAGTGTTAACGAATACCATCTTGTATTCGTATCCTGCTTTATCTAATAGGTTTTTATAAGATACAATCTTACTTGCCTTTGCACCTGTAGTGTCAAAGACCATACCAAGTCTTCCTCTTAGATACGCATCCATTTGTTTTGCAGTAATTTCTTTTGCACGACTTCTGATTGGGTCTCTTAAGTCTGCATCCATGTTTCTCAAATCAAGACCAAGTCCTGCTTTCTTTAAACCGTTCTCGAATGCTTTGTCGGTGTTAACAATCTTAAGTCCTAGATTAACTAGACTTAATTGATTCACCACAGTTGATTTACCTGACCCTGGCCCACCCATGAGGAATACTGCTTTAAAGGTGCCTGGGTCATAAACCCCTTCCATAATCAAATCTTCTACCATGTACTGAGGTAAGTGTTGTAAGTCTTCTGTTAGACCCATTCCTTTACGGATATCTTTGTAAAGTTTCTGTGCAAATCGTTGTCCTGTTTTGGGTACACCCTCTTTAAATGATTCGAAGTCACCCTTTTCTGCAAACTCTCTCATCTTAGATGCACTCATTCCTGACACATCATCTGCATCAGGGTCACGTTCACCAGCAGAGACTATCTGAATCTCATCAAACTTGTAGAAACCGTGACGACCTTTTACTGAGTTATATTTTTTGATGATATTGTCGAATTCTCTAACCCTATCTGACCCTACTACCATTCTAATCTTAGTGTAACCTTTGTCATGCAAGAAGGTGAGGATTTGAAAAATTTGTTTTACATCTGCATCTATTACGTTGACTTGTTTACCAAAGAATGCACGTAGGTATTTGATTTTGTCTTTGTGAGTTAGTGGGTTCTTAACTTTGTCATTTGAATGAGAAGAGAATAACAATGCATCACCGTATCCCTTCGCAACTTTCTGAAGTCTGTCTACTAACTTTGCATGTCCTGTAGTTGGAGGATTAAATCGTCCAAAGGTGAACACTGCACCTTTACCTTTTGCTTCTGATAACCAACTTGTAAAATTCTTATTCGCCATCTTTCTTAGTATCACCTTCTTTTTTATTCTTCATTTGTTCTTTTTTACGTATCATTGGTAAAAGTTTCTTTGCAAGTTTTTTGATTACAGACTTCTTCTTGTCTAACTTCTTCTCTAGTGCTTGTTTTCCACTCATACCTAGGTCACTCTTATCTGTGTCTTTCAACATTTTCTTTGCGACCATATTACGTGCTTGTTTCTCTGCACGTTTCTGTAACTTTGCAGGGTCGAGATTTTTCTTCTTCATTGCCCTTTTACGTTTCATTAGAATCTTTGCTTTGTTCTTTCGGAATGCTTTCTGTTTCTTCAGACGAGTTTGCATAGAGTCTGCTTCTTGCATCTCTTCCCAAATTTCTCTGAATGATTTAAGTTCCATATTACTATTTATCCCAATTTTTTGCAGCGTTAAAATTATTTTGACTGAATTCCATTCTATCTACTAACTTAACTGCTTTACCATCTTGGTCAATTGCAACATACCCTTCAGGATTTACTGCTTTAAATCCTGTGGACGTTTTAACAAAGGTTCCAATACCTTTAACTCTGTTTAATCCTTCTATGATAATCTGTTTTGACACTACCATCAACTCTTGGAATTTGGTTAGTGCATCAATCATAGACTTCAAACCTCTGAGTTCATTATACAACTGTTCACCAATCTCTCGTTTGATGTTCTTAGTTTTTTCTTGTTTAACTTTTGCGACTACCTTATCTCTCCAGTAGTTTTCAAAGTGCTTTAGATATCCGTTGTAGTTTGGTTTAAAAATACCAGCACGAATCTGTGCATTGCAATATGTTTTATAAGTTGCACCTGCACCTTTCTTTTCTATTGCACGTTGGACTTCTCTGAATTTTTCGAGGTCTTTCTTTTTGATTTTGTGGAATTGTTTTCCGACTTCTGTGAGGTTACGTGATAAACTGACCGTCTCCTTTGCTGTGAGAGTTGAGTTGCCCGAAACATCCTTATACGTTGCATCATCCATCCATACGTCTTTTGACGAACCAAGTTTAGAAATATCTGCACCAAAGGATGCAGAAAGGTCTTCTATTGTACCACCTCTATATGTAGTATGGAAGACGATTCCTAGTTTTGCTGAAGCAATTTTTTTACCTAACTCAGAATTAGTCTGCACTCGATACACTATAGTGTTAGGCCCGAATGCAATATAGGACTCAAAGTCGTCCTTTATCATCTTCTTATCTTTTTCTGTGAACATCAAATCACCTTGGAGTATTTCATCACCCCAAGATAGTTTGGATAGGTATTTGAATGAATCTAAGAACTTAGATTCTAGGTCACCTGAGAGTTCAGGTGCATCTTTGATTTCTTGTTCTGAAGTGTAAAATAGTGGTGTTTGATTGAATAGTGATTTCTTTGCAACGAAAAATCTTCCATCTTCAGGATGTTTCCCACAAAAAATTGCAGGGGCACCATCCCACTTCACTGTCATGTTGAACCCTTTCTTTGCATTACCTTTCATCATGTCACGAAGACTTAATAAAAAGTACACAGATGCACGACCACCATTAATTCCGTTATTAATGATTTCGTCTTCTAGGTGTTCTAAATGTAAATTTTTGACTGCCATAATAGTAGTATATCACCTTTTTCGATGTAATACTACTATTTATGGTTATTTATTTCTTATAAACCTGCATCAACAATGGTTTCATCGTCAATCTTAGATTGTAAATCGTCTCTATCTGTAGTTAATGAATTTATCTGATTAGTTAATTCAGTGTTTTTTTCTGCATCCCATGATGTGTAGTCTGTTCCATTCCATTCATCCCATGCAGTAAAAGTAGCTAACTCTAATCCAGTTGAAGACGTTGATGCAGTAGGATTATCAGTTCTCCAATCAGCGAAGAAACCATCCCTCCCTGCAGCAGTTCTCACTTCATATTCCATGGTTCCGTCAATCTCACTACCAAGTGAGTACTCTCTAGACACACCATTAATCCAGTCTTTAAATTTTTGTAACTGGTCAATTTTTGTATTTAATTCTGCAATTTCATCTGCCCATGCCATAGGTAATCTCCTAAAAATATTACACTACTATTTAGGATTTTGACAATGGTGACTGAGATAATTTTGATTCTATTTGTTTAATTTTTGTGGCACATTCGGTAACAGAAGATTGGTCTCCCTCTTTCTTTGCAGAACGGAGTTCTTTTTTCAATCTAATCTTCTTTTGCAGAAGGTCAATTACATCTTGTGATTTCAACGTTTTCATAATACTACTGGTATTTATACCAAAAATTGGCGACCTGTAGGGGACTCGAACCCCTGACCTCTGCCGTGACAGGGCAGCGTTCTAACCAACTGAACTAACAGGCCTGGCACCCTGTAGGAGAATCGAACTCCTGTTGCATGGATGAAAACCATG